CCTCCAGCCTGCCCCGACCAGCACCTCTGCCGCCACGGCATCAACAACTGACAGCACATGGTGGGGCCACCCGGCCAGCCGACAGCAGCGAAACGGGTGGCACTTTTGGATTCTTCACCGCCAAGGAGGGCCACACGATGAATACCCAGTTTTGGCTCGAGCTGCTGATCGTCGTCTTGCGGATCGTTTCCGCCGGACTTTCTGGTTGACACTTCCTACCGACACCGCTACCGTACTGCCGATGTCGGCATGTGCAGTCCTGACCCCCTTGACCAAGTGGCTCACACCTGTACACTGCCAACCCATCACAAACAGGAGACCCCCAACATGAGTACCGATCCCCACAGGCAGAGGCTGGCCTCTCGGCTAGCTCGGAAAAGCTGGCGAGGCAAAACACAGATTCTGTTTTTGATTGACGAGCAGTTCGCAGAGTCGGTGTTTGCTCACGTCTGGTCACTGGACTCACACGGCTACTTGGAGTCTGGAATAGGCAACGGACGTCGTATGCGGCTGCATCGCTTCGTATGGAAGCATGCTCACGGCACGCTGCCAAAGCTTCTGGACCACATCAACGGAGTGAGATGGGATTGCAGGCTTGAAAACCTGCGGCCGGCCACGCATTCGCTGAACACGCGAAACAGGCGGGTTGCACGCAAATACGACCTGCCGCTTGGGGTTGGCCTGCGTTGCGGCCCTGAAAGGTATGGGCCTCGGCCGTATCGCGCACGAATCCGCATCGACGGCAAGCAAAAGGTGCTCGGCTACTTCAGTCACCCAGCTGATGCTGGGGCCGCATATGCCGATGCTTGTCGCGAAGTTTCTTTGCTTGAGTCCCAGTTCGCCTCTCGGAGTTGCACACATGATTGACCAAAGATTCCCCGGTGATGCCGAAGCCGCTGCCGCCGTGGCCGGCATGGCCGAGACCTACGGATGGACGCCGAGCCCTGGCGACGTCGTGCGGTGCGAGCCGCCTTTTGTCGGCGGCCTCACGACCGGCGTCGTGCGGGCCACCAACGGCACGTACTGCCTCGTCACCATCGGCGAAGACACGCTCGCCTATTACCCGAGGGAGCTTTGGTGGACCGGCGAGCGGGTGGAGGACTGAACACAGGAGACCCGGCGGAGCCGGGGATGCAAGGACGCACGGTGCCGGCTGACGCAGGACGGGGACGCCGGCTTTCACGAAGGACACCAACACGAAAGGACACGACCGATGAGCACAGCAATCAGCACCAACACGCAGCCCGCTCGAGGGCTGGCACTCTCGACGATGGAGGACGCCTTCCGGTTTGCCCAGATGGTCAGCAAATCGGAGTTCGCCCCCAAGGACTTCCGCGGCAAGCCCGAGAGTTGCCTGCTCGCAATCCAGCACGGCAGCGAGATCGGGCTGAGCCCGATGCAGAGCCTCCAGAACATCGCCTGCATCAACGGCCGGCCGGCGATCTGGGGCGATGCTGCCCTGGCGGTTGCCATGGCGTCGCCGGTCTGCGAGAGCGTCTTTGAGAACATCGAGGGCGACGGCGAGCAGATGGTCGCCACCTGCATTGCCAAGCGTCGCGGCTACGAGCGGCCCACGGTCGTGCGGTTCAGCGTGGCCGACGCCAAGAAGGCCGGGCTGTGGGGCAAGAGCGGGCCGTGGACTAACTACCCGCGCCGCATGTTGCAGTTGAGGGCCAGGGGCTTCGCTCTGCGGGACGCCTTCCCAGATGTGCTCAAGGGACTCGTGACGGCCGAGGAGGCCCAGGACTACCCGACGACGCCGGCCACACCCGAGCCCGTGGTAGTGCGCCCCAAGTTTGATACACCGCCCGAGCCGGCCCCGGCTGCCGAGCACGAGGAGAAGGCCGACCGCTTTGCCATTGCCAAGGCTGCCATCGAGGCCGAGTCCTCTATCCCCAAGTTGGACGCTATGCGGCCACGGATTGAGGCGTTGCTCAAGGACAAGACGTTCGCCCCATGGCAAGCCGACGAGCTGCTCGACCAGATCCACGCCAAGGTCGAGTTCCTTGAGGCCGAGAAGGAGGTGACGGCATGAGCGACGACCGCCAGATCATGTACCGCGGCTTCTTCTCGTTCCAAGGCATCAGCATGTGGTCGCCTGAGTCGCCCGTGCCGGCGTTCTGCTCGTCAATGTACCTGTCACGCTGTGGCAGGTACGTCGAGCTCGAGCGACGCAGCCTCGACGACCAGCGATGGGAAACCATCCGAGAGGACATCTCCCGCTTTTGGCAGCCGACGCAGGCTCAAGCATTGGCCGAGGTGGCACCGCGGCTGCGGCAGATCGGCGAGACGCTCATCCGCCAGGCCGACGAGCTCGAGCAGGCGGCAGAGAAGGAGAGACACGACCGGCCCGCCCTGGCCGCAGAGGCTGACGCATGAGCCGCATGGGCCGCCCATCGGGCGGTGGCGAGTAACACCCGACGCGAGCCCGGCGAGACAGGGCCAAGACACCAAGGACGAGTGAGATGAAACGCATCTGCAACCGCTGCAATGCCGAGCGAAGACCGCGCGTAACGCGGTGCCCTCGGTGCGGCAGCCCTGAGTTTCGCATCAAAAGGGACACGAAATGATCGCAGCATCCGACCGCTACTCCGCGTTTCTTGACACCAAAAAGCAACTCGACGGCGACCACGGGTTTGATCCGTCTTTCCTCCCCGAGTGGCTGTTCGACTATCAGCGGCATCTGGTCGCGTGGGCTTGTCGCAAGGGCCGCGCGGCGATCTTTGCCGACTGCGGGATGGGCAAGACCCCTATGCAGTTGGTCTGGGCCGAAAACGTGCGGCAGCAAACCGGCAAGCCGGTGCTAATCGCGACCCCGCTGGCGGTCAGTTACCAGACCGTCGAGGAGGCGAAGCGGTTCGGAATCGAAGCCGCCAGGTCGAGCGGCGGCAAGCCGAAGGCCGGGATCGTCGTGACGAACTACGAGCGGCTGCACAAGTTCGACCAGGAGCACTACGGCGGGATGGTGTGCGACGAGTCGAGCATTCTCAAGAACTTCGACGGCTCAACAAAGGCCCTCGTCACTGAGTTCATGCGGCTGATCCCGTATCGCCTGCTCTGCACGGCGACCGCCGCTCCGAATGACTACCACGAGCTCGGCACGTCCAGCGAAGCACTCGGGTACCTCGGCTATCACGACATGCTCTCGCGGTTCTTCAAAGAGGACATCATCAAGGACTACCTGGGCTGGGGGCGCAAGAGTTACCGCTTTCGCGGCCACGCGGAGGAACCGTTCTGGCGATGGGTATGCTCGTGGGCTCGGGCGTGCCGCAAGCCCAGCGACCTGGGCTTCGACGACGGCAAGCTCGTGCTGCCGCCGCTCCGCGAGCACGAGCACGTCGTGCATAGCAGCAAGACACGGGCCGGGATGCTGTTCTCGCTGCCAGCTGACACGTTACAGGAGCAACGCGAAGAACGGCGTATCACCCTGGAGGACCGATGTGCCGCCGCGGCTGACCTCGTTTCCTCGCGTCCGGGGGCGTCGGTCGTCTGGTGCCATCTCAACGCCGAGGGCGACCTCCTAGAGCGGCTGATCCCCGACTGCCGACAGGTGAGCGGCTCCCAGAGCGAAGACGAGAAAGAGGAGTTGCTGCTCGCGTTCCAGGCCGGGCAACTCAAGCGGCTCGTGACCAAGCCGAAGATCGGCTGCTTCGGGCTGAACTGGCAGCACTGCCGCCACGTCGTGACGTTCGCTTCACACTCGTGGGAGCAGTATTACCAAGCCGTGCGACGGTGCTGGCGGTTCGGCCAGACGCAGCCCGTCGATGTTCACGTCATCGCCACCGAGGGCGAGGTCGGCGTTCTCGCCAATCTGCGACGCAAGGCTAACGCTGCCGACCGCATGTTTGAGTCACTTGTGCGGCACATGGGCAACGCCCTGGCCGTTGATCATCGAAGGACGTTTCCCCACAGCGAAAGGATTCCGGCATGGCTGTCAGCGAGCAAGTAATCACAGACGAATACGCGATCTACAACGGCGACTGCTGCGAGGTGCTGCAGAGCATCCCTGACGAGTCGGTGCATCTGTCGATCTACTCGCCGCCCTTCGCGGCGGATGGTGCCGGCTGCCTCTATCACTACTCAAGTTCTGAACGCGACCTCAGTAACTGCCGGTCGCACACTGAGTTTTTCGACCACTACGCGTTCGTAGTCGGCGAGATCCATCGCGTCACGATGCCGGGCCGGCTGTCTGCGGTGCATTGCATGGACATCCCGAGGAAGACCTCGCCCGGCGGGCTGATCGACTTCCCCGGCGAAATCATCCGGCTGCACGAGTCGCTGGGCTGGCGGTTCTGGTGCCGTCACTTCATCTGGAAGGAGCCGCTCGGCGTCAGGAATCGCACGATGGCGAAGGGGCTCGCCCACAAGCAAGTCGTGACAGACGCGAGCCTGTGTGACGTTGCCTCGGCGGATTGCCTGCTGCTTTTCCGAAAGGACGGCGAGAATCCGGTGCCTGTTGCCAATCCGACCGGGCTGCTGGAGTACGCGGGCGAGCGTGAGATTCCCGCCGAGTTGCTTTCCTATCGCGGGCACAAGGGCAAGCAGATTGAAAACCGCTACTCGCACTGGATTTGGCGGCAGTACGCGTCGGCTTTCTGGGATGACATTCGCTTAGAGCGGACGCTGCCCTACAAGCAGGCCCGCGAGGACGATGACGAACGGCACATGCACCCGCTGCAGCTCGACGTAATCGAGCGGATCGTGCATCTGCGGAGCCTGCCCGGTGAGACCGTGCTCACGCCTTTCATGGGCGTCGGCAGCGAGGCATACGGAGCGGTGCTCAATGGTCGCAAGGCTATCGGCGTCGAGCTCAAGCCGGCGTACTACCGGCAGGCAGTGAAGAACATGGAGGAGGCGGCTAGGGGCCGGAAGACAGAGGCGACCCTCTTTGACGCGGAGGCGGTGGCATGAACGACCTCGAGACCCTACCGCTCTTCCGCCGCACGGACCCCGCGACATCTCGCGTGGCAGCGTCTCGCGTGCGTGAGTTCAAGGGCCAGCACCACCGGGCGATTCTGGCTGCCCTGCGGCTCGGGCCGGCTGGGCAGAGCGAGATCGCTGCCCGGTGCGGGCTGCTGGCCCATCAAGTCAACAAGCGGCTCGGCGAGTTGCGGCGGGCTGGGCTCGTCGAGACGACGGGCGAGACCAGGCCGTCAGCGAGCGGGCGACCGGAGCGGGTGTATCGAGCAACGGCGGCGTCAGCGTAACGCGGCTGGGCGGAATGGAAAGGAATCCGACATGAGCGACGAGTTGCGGGTGGACGTATTCATGCCGCTGTACGTCAGGGACTTCCTGACGAGCACCTTCGGCTGGACGGCCGAGGAGCGAGGGCACTACCTCACGCTCCTGATGCTGGCCTGGGACCGTGGCGGCCTGCCGGCCGACCTGGAGCAG